GAACGCCAATGAAGGCACTCGATACGAGGAGCTTGCAACCGGCCAGCGCCTGAAAGGCAACGTGAAGATCGACCGAAAGGTCGATGAAGCGGCCTACCAGAACAACCATGAGCGTATCTGGAAGGAATTAGGGAATCCGCAAACGTTCTTCAAGACGGAGCATTCGCTGGATCTGAAAGCCTACCGCGCGCTCCCTGCGGAGAAGCAGAAGATTCTCCAAGAGATTTTCGTGGAGAAACCAGCATCCCCTGAGTTGGAGCTTTTGCCCCCTAAAGAGGGGTAAGGTCGCGCAATGGCTCCGAACACACCGAACATCATTATCCGGACGACCGACGAGATTACGCAGTCTCGCGGCGTCAAAGTTCTAGTTCATGCTGGAACTGGAGTCGGGAAAACGCGCATGTGCGCGACCGCACCAGATCCCTTTATCATTTCTGCAGAGCACGGACTTCTCTCTCTTAAGAAATTTCGAATTCCTGCGACTGAAATTCGGTCGATGGCGGATCTCGGAAATGTCTACCTCTGGTTGATGGAATCTAGCGAATCCCGGTTCATCCAAACCGTCTGTATCGATTCTTGGTCCGATATCGCCGAAGTCTTTCTTGAGGAGCTTCGGAAGATCGTAAAGGACCCGAGGCAAGCATACTTCGAAACCCAACTTCGAATTCTGGAGATGACACGGTACTTCCGGGATATCCCAGACAAGAATGTCTACATCACCGCAAAGTCCGGATATGAGAAGGATGAGCTTTCCGGTGCGATGAAGTGGGGGCCGATGATGCCAGGAAACAAGCTGGCGCAACTTCTTCCATTCTTGTTCGACGAAGTTTGGGCACTCCGGACTTCCTCTGCAAAGGATCCGGTTACCGGCATCCCTTACCGATACGTCCAGACGCAAGAGGATCTCCAATACCTTGCAAAGGATCGCAGCGGATCTCTTGCGTTCCAAGAGCCGGCTGATTTGACTCACCTATTTAACAAGATGCGCGCCTAGCACGCATCGCAACCCGAGGTAGAACTGCAATGGCAACCGGAACGGTGAAGTGGTTCAACGATGCGAAGGGCTTTGGTTTCATCACTCCTGACGAGGGCGGAAAGGACGTATTCGTCCACCATACGTCCATCCAGTCGGAGGGATTTCGAAGCCTTGAAGAAGGCTCGAAGGTCACGTACGAAACCGTGAACGGCGACAAGGGCGTGCAAGCTGCCAACGTCCGGCAGACCTCCAAGGGCAGCTCGGCTCCGAAGTCCAACCCGAAGAAGAAGTAATTTCCTTCAACCAAGAGAGCGAACATGAGCAAACTACCTGGAGCATTTGACGCCAGCACCATCAAGCCGGGAGGGATGCTTGATCCCGTTCCGTCTGGCGTCTACAACGTGAAGATCGTCGAGTCGGAGATGAAGCCGACTTCTGACGCGAAGGGGCAGTATCTCTCCCTCACCCTGGAGATCCTGGACGGCGAATTCGCGGAGCGAAAGCTCTTTGACAACCTCAACCTTGTCAACGACAACGCGACCGCCGTGCAGATCGCGCAGGGTGCCCTCTCGGCAATCTGCCACGCCACCGGCGTGATCCGCCTGGACGATTCGGCGGCACTCCACAACATCCCGATGCAGGCCAAGGTCGGCTTGGAGAAGGGGGGCACCGGCAAGGACGGAAAGACGTACGAGGACAAGAACAAGATCAAGCGCTACATGCCGATCGAAGGTGGCGCTGGAGCTCCCGCCGCTGGCGGGTTCATTCCGCCGGGTGAGCAAGTCAAGCCGCCTCCCGCCTCGGCGGCTCCGGCGACGGGTTCTCCGCCGTGGGGAGGAGCAGCCGCTCCCGCTGCCGGTGCATCTACCGGATGGACGCCGCCCGCTGCAAAGCAGCCCGAGGCTCCCTTTGGCCTGAAGGCTGATGGGTCCTACGAGGGATCTTCCTACCCTCCGGATGCTCACAAGTGGGCCGACGCAAACGCTTCCAACGAGGAGGCCAAGAAGATCATCGCAAGCCGTCCGAAGAAGCCCGAATCGGCAGCGCCTCCGGCATGGTCGCCTCCCACCTCGGCTCCGGCTGAGAACAAGCCGCCCTGGGCGAAGTAAAGAACTTTTGGATTCCTAGGTCTAACTTCCCTCGGGAATCGTTAGGGGCAACCTAGGAATCCTCTTTCTAAGAGGCAACGGTACTGGAAGGCGAATCGCTACCGTTGTCTCCTAAAAGGAGATTCAATGCCCGACGATATTGTCGACCGAAAGCCATGCACCGATTGTGGTCTTACTGGTTCTTTCTCGAAAGAGAAGGTCTGCCCTTCTTGTGGTCAAGCAGGATACTTTTACGGAGTAAACGACAATCCGACGCAGAAGCGAACCGTCGACACGGCGGCGCTGATCTACAGTGCGGCGATGAAACAGCGTAACATGAGCATTCCGCTTCCGCCGCCCAAAGAAGGTCTCGAGGTTCCCGTCTGGTCTCTTGTCATGAAGGACATGACTGACCGGGATCAATTTGGCCGGAAGAAGTACGGGCAACCGCTGAAAGCGCACGATGGACGGGATCCATTGACGGATGCTTACCAGGAGGCACTGGACCTTGCAGTTTACCTGCGGAAAGCAATTTTTGAGCGGGATGGCAAGTGAGCTTACTTCCGGCCGTTTTTAAGCCGTCGAAAGACCAGATTATTCCAGCGACCAAAACGCTGGAAGCAATCACCGCTGGCCTTCTGAAGGATGGTGGTAATCTCTACCGAAAGTTTCTTCAGCTCCAACTGCCAACTGCGGCGGACGCTTATCGACAGGACGATTCTGTACTCCGTACTCATCTTGGCGCGAGTCAGATCGGTAAAGAGTGCAGTCGAGAACTCTGGTACGGCTTCCGGTGGGCAGTAGACCCAAAGTCTCGTCGGGAATGGCATGATGGGCCACACCAGGTTCCTATCTGCTTTGCATGTCAGAAACGAGCGGCGGACATGGTCCGATTGCTCAACCGAGGACATCTCGAAGAGCCAAGGGTCGTGGCCCTTCTTTTGATGATCGGTTGCACGATCTACCAGTTTGACGAAAAGGGGAAGCAGTTCAAAGTCTCCATTTTCGATGGCCATTTCGGTGGATCCTGCGATGGAGTCCAGGTCGGGATTCCCGATCTTCCGGTCGGGACTCCTTCTCTCGTCGAAATCAAGACGTCGAACGACAAAAACTTCGATAAGCTTGCAAAAAGCGGTGTCAAAGTTGTCAAACCAGAGCATTTCTACCAGATGCAGACGTACATGGGCGGACTTAATCTTACGGTCGCCATCTACATCGCCGTCAATAAGAACGACGACGAAATCTGGGCAGAGCTCGTTTACTTTGATCAGGAAGTGTACGCCGCGATCCAAGCGAAGGCAAAAACAATCGTCTACTTGAACATGCCTCCTTCCAAGATCAGTAACAATCCATCTTGGCACAAATGCGCATTCTGCGAAGCGAAACACCTTTGCCACAAGACTCTCGATGCAACGGGCAAGGTTCCTGAGCCGGTTCGTAACTGCAGAACGTGCATCTTTTCCAAGCCGGTTGCGGATTCACTCTGGCTTTGCGGCCAGACGGACACAACCCTGAACAAAGACCAGCAAATCGCTGGTTGTGGGAAGTACACTCGAATCGGCGGTATGTGATAGGCCATGCGCTTTGATCATCGCGACTACCAAGAAGCTGCTTGGCGCTCCGTAGTTGAGTATTTCCAGGAGGGCAACAGGGGTAACCCTCTCATTGCCCTCCCTACAGGCACGGGAAAGAGCCCTGTAATCGGCCTGTTAATAAAGTACATGCTGAGCGAGTACCCGCGCACCCGTATCATTGTCGCGACACATACGAAAGAGTTGATTGTCCAGGATCTAAAAGCGCTCCAACGAGTCTGGCCGAGCGCTCCTGTAGGCGTCTACTCTTCCGGGCTTAAGAAGCACGAAACCTTCTACCCAATCACATTCGCAGGAATCGATTCCATAGCCGATCAGGCCCACCTTTTCGGGCATATCGATATCCTCATTGTGGACGAAGCCCACCTAGTTTCGCCTAAAGATGATACGCGCTACCAGAAGTTCGTTCTAGCTCTTCGAAAGGTTAACCCGTACATCAAGGTAGTTGGTCTAACTGCCACAATCTTCCGGAAGGGGCAGGGTCTTCTCACGGACGATAACGGGATCTTTACCGACGTCTGCTTTAACGCGACGACACTAGAATCCTTCAACTGGTTCATAGACGAAGGGTATCTTCTTCCGCTCATCCCACATAAGACTGAGCAGGAGTACGACACCTCCGAGATCCAGGTTCTTGGAACTGGCGACTACAACCAGAAGCAGCTCCAAGAAGCGGTCGATAAGCAAGAGCTGACCTATAAGGTCTGCGCAGAAACGATCCGGCTTGGGGAGCACCGGAAGCACTGGCTTGTGTTCGCGGCTGGAGTGAATCATACTCTCCATACACGGGATATGTTTGTGAATCTTGGAGTCAATGCAACGTGCGTTCACTCCAAGATGGGAGACAAAGAGCGTGACGCGAATATTCTTGGATTCCTCAACGGGGAATACCAAGTAATGGTCAACAACGGCATTTTGACCACAGGGTTCGATTTCCGGGCGCTGGACCTTATTTCTATGATGCGGTCGACAATGTCGACCTCACTCTGGGTCCAGATGCTAGGTCGCGGAACAAGGCCGAATTACGCTTCCGGGTTTGATCTAACACAGAAGTGGGCTCGTCTCGCTGCCATCCAAGCGAGCCAGAAGCAGAATTGCCTCGTTCTCGACTTTGCCGGGAACACTAAGCGACTCGGCCCAATTAACGACCCTGTGATCCCGAAAAAGAAGGGGTCCGGGGGGTCACGTCCAGCTCCGGTCAGGATCTGCGAAATCTGTATGACGTATAATCATGCAGCAGCTAGATTCTGCATCAATTGCGGGTCTGAGTTTATCCGGCATGTTGCGATCCAGGAGAAGGCTTCGACGGCTGAGCTTATCCGGAAAACGGAGGATAAGGCTCCTCCGAGGTTTGAAGAGTTCGACGTAAGTAGGATCTCGTACAAGATCCATCAGTCCCGGAAGGGGACACCGCCGTCGCTAAAGGTGAGTTACTACGCTAGTGTCTATAATACCTTCAACGAATGGCTCTGTTTCGAACACCTTGGATTCGCTTCTGTAAAGGCTCGAAAAGTCTGGCGTGAACGGACCATGGAACCTGAGAAGCCGGTTCCAGATACGGTGGAAGAGGCGATCGACCGAATTAAAGAGCTGAGAGCCCCAAAGCGTATCAAAGTCTTTATTCGTCATGGTCCGGGTGAACATTCGGAGGTCGTCGGCTATGAGTATTAACATGTTGCGGTTGCAGGTAAACCTTCAAGAAGAGGCACTAAAGAGTGCGACATGGCACTCTTGCCTGAACTGTGGCCACTTCGGAGATTCAGACGCCAAGCGTAAGCTGGCCAATCTGGGTCTCTTAGAAGAACTTCAGTGCATGAAGTACAAGGCGAAGCCTCCTCTGAATGTGATTGTTGTCGGGTGCGAGAGCTGGGAAGACGGAATCCCATTCTGACGGGATCTAGATACTTCCAGAAATCTGTTTTGCGTAGTTGCACCTTTTAAGGGTTCCCTATAAAGTCCAGCCCGTAGGATCTGCGACATGGGGTCGCAGAAGGATCTAGGATAGGATCTTCCCAATGCCCGAGAAGAAAGCCGTCAAGAAATCAGCTTCAAAAGGATTCTACGCTCGTGAGCGCGACGCAAAAGCTGCGGCGCTCAAGAAGTACAAGGAAGGCGAATTCGAGATCGTCTACGGGCCGAAGGGCCATTCGATCCGAGAAGTCAAGCAGTACGTCGCGGTCCCGGATGCGAAGTTGCATGGGCCGCATGACGAGCCGGAAGAAAAGGAAGAGCAACCGGAGACGGACAAAGCCCCGGAGGAACTTCTACCCGTGGCTTCCATTCCTCCCAAAGAGGAATCCGACGATATTCGGAGCGATAGTTCTGCCGGAGTACGTGCGCAAGTTGAAGCGCTGAACGAGATCCTGTCCGCCGATCCCGGTACGATGACGGACGAAAAGGCAGATGCCATCATGAAGGCGCACGCGCCGTCTCATACCGGAACGGTGACAGGAAGGTTGGACTCTTCCCTTCCGCATTACTCCAATATCTCCAAAACCGATCCGATCGCAATCGTCTCTGAAAAGGTTGCAATCGAAGCCACCGTGATCGAAGAACACCCTGCGATTCCCCACAGGGTGGAATGCCCGCAGTGCAAGCAGATGATCGAAACCTTCGGGATCGAAGGTGCTCGCTTCTTTATCGAGCACGAATCCAAGACGGAGGATGGGATCGGCTCCGACTGCGAGCAGTCGGAAGAAAGCATTCCGCCTGTCAAGCCCATTCCGACCAACGGCTTCAAGCCCCATGAGCTCGCGCAAATCCAGAACGCGGCTGTCGAGAATGGTGCGGAAGCCGCTCGGGTTGCCGCTTCCAACGAGCGAGGCGAGCAAGTCCGCCCGCTGACCAACCACCTGAAGAAGTCGCTAGTTCCGAGTCCTTCCAAGCTCGTCTGGGAGATTGCAGATCAGCTGAAGATTTCCAATCCGACTTGGCAGCGCAAGGACATCATCAAGCACCTTGAATCCAAAGGGATCGCGCATTTCACCGCTCGTACCCAATACCAGCAGTGGCTGAAGGCAAATCGGGAATCCACCGCGAACGCAGCGCTGGCGAATGCCAAGAAATAATCCTTCTCGCGCTATGTGCAGGTTCTGCTTCGTCATGTACGACATACTGGTTGTTCAGTGTGTTGTAGAAGATGGAGCGGGACCTTCACAGCATTATCTCGAATACCATGAACGACGACCGGATGAGCGGTGTCCTGGTTCGGGATCTAAATGCGTAGACGCGAATGGAACCGCCCTCCAATAACCATTTTACGGCTTGGCCCGGTTGGGCTTATAATGCCCGTTAGAGTTCATTGAAAGGATAACCAATGCCGCATGTCAAGAATCTTGGTTCCGGGGATATCGGAGACATCCAGCGATTCCCGGAAGTCACGCCTGCGAAGATCAACGAAATCGAGCAGGCTCTCGCGAAGAAGAAAAAGGTCACTCTCACGCAACCAGCACATGACGACAAGAAGCCGCATTTCATCGTCATCCATATCGGAGAAGTGGAAGTTCTCCGCGTTCGGAAATACTAGTGTCCGCAATTCTAGCAATTCTTCTCCTAGTTCTTTACCGGAGATCCCGTCATGGACGAACTTGAGCTCCATATGCAGCAAACCTGGGATCACTACGGTGTCCCGGTTGCCTGTTTCAAAGAAGAACTCCAGACTTGGTACTGGAAGTCCGAATGGGTTAACCACAAGGGCAAGAGGAAGGAAATCGGCGTCCTCGCATGGAAGGGGATCGGAGTAACGATCCAGGAAAGTCTCGACAAGAAGATCGCAGCTGTGCGCGCCGCCACTACGCCAGAAGAGCGACTTGCTTTGACCGAGAAAGCCAAGAGGCTTATTCAACTCATCGCCCTCTACCTGTGGGCGATGGATAAGGCGACCGGGCCTGCATCAAGTCGCAGGTTGATGAACCAGGCTTCCAAGGCAGAATCTCTTTCGCGATATCTTGCGCGAGAAGGGAACCAGGACGGAGCGTACCAGCAGCTCCAAAGAGCGCGCGAACTCCGGAAGGCGGCTGGAAGTGATAATCCGGTGATGCCAAAGAAGGAACCTGGGATCATTGACCGGCTTCGTCTCGAGTTCGCCAAAGTCGACGTAGCTGGCAAGCTCGCTCCGAGACCGCTCTACATTGCGGCTGGAGAAGCAATCGGAGTTCACCCTGGAACCTGCGCTGTCCAGTACGCAAGGTGGAAGCGCGAGAAGGCTGTATGAACCTACTTTCATTGAATCTCCCGATGGGCAGGATCTTCCTGCATTTCCGATGCAGATCGCATAGTAAGCGGTCTGGCATGGGGTGCTCCAAGAATTCCGGACATGACGGTCGGTGCGATTTCGAGACTGTCTGTATCTGCGGTCAAGCCTTCTGCGCATCCACCAATCGTCGCATTATTAAAGCCCTGCCTGCACCGGCATTGCAAAGCGTACCCTAACCAGCCCGTGGGCCTGCCAAGGGCGCGCAAGGCCGTTAAAACAGGCTTAGGTACGTAGGCCGTTAACTGTATTACGCTGTTACGGAGGCTGCAATGGAGCAGGAATACATGATCAAGCCGACGATTGGTACAAGAAGTGAAGGTTAACCAGGAGAACCAGCAGTACGCCATTTGGATCTTCTGGGTGGTCAGCGAAGCGGTCGTTGTCTGGGTTGCACGCGGGATCTACGATAAGCGCCGCCGACACGACATGCAGGTTCCGAATCACGTTGAGTTATACCCATCCCCTTTGAGGATCCAATGGCCTTCCAGCAGATCAAAGCTCAAGATGCTCGCGGAGTCTTTCGCGAATCGATGCTACACGATCCTCGCTACATTGGAGAAGAGAAGTACGACGGGGAGCGAAGAATTGCGCAGTTTGTGGAGGGCCGCGTTCGCTTCACTGGCAAGCGTCCTGGAGTGGACGGGAACTTTGTTGAGAAGACTGAAAACGTACCTCACCTGAATACGTTCATCGCCAGTAGTGGTCTTGATGGGACTATTCTTGATGGGGAGATGTGCCTTCCCGTTGGCCACAGCTACCCGATAAAAGAGGGTCAGCCTCAATCTAAGATTGTGACATCCGTTATGGGGTGTACGATTCCAGGCCGAGCGGAAGCAAAGCAGAAGGCCCATGGGTGGCTCACTTATCGAGTTTTTGATTGCCTCCAATACGGATCGGTGGACCTTCGGGAACACCCTTTGGAAGTCCGAAAGGCGTACATCCCTCTTATCCTTTCGATCTGGAACAAACCTAGCGCGCAGGTAGTTCCTTACTACTCGTCCATTAGTCAACTCATTGAAGAAATGCGGTTGAGTAAGAAGGAGGGAGTGATCGTTAAGTGGCTTGACGCTCCCTACGGCGAGAAGAAGCACTGGTGCAAGATCAAGTTCGAATGGACAGCCGACACCGTTGTCATGGGATTTGATCCTCCAGAAGAGTGGAGTACCAAGTCCGACGGAACTATCTCGCGAACTGAGTTCTTCTTAAACGGCTGGATCGGGGCCATTCGCTGTGGACAATACGTTAACGGGGTTCTAACCGAATGCGCCAGCGTGTCCGGATTTCCCAAGGATCTACGTGAAGCTATGTCTAGACTTCCTAAATTCTACGTCGGGAAGGTGCTCCGGATCAAGCACTACGGTAAAGAACCGACCGGGCGGTTTCGGCATCCGCAGTTCGGGGATTTCAGAACGGATAAAGATCCCAAGGATTGCATTCAAGATCTGAACGAAATTTAGGATCCAAATGTCGCAATTTGGGGTTGCAGAAAAGCCAACAACGGTTATATTGCAACCTACTGAATTACCAACCGGGCCGCGAGCCCAACGAAACACGAAAGGATCTACCATGTCGAAGACCCATGAAGGAACTCCCGTCGCTGCTGCTCCCGTCCAGACCGGCCCGTCGGAGGCCGAGGCGAAGAAGGCGGCGAAGAAGGCCGAGAAGGAGGCCGCGAAGGCGGCGAAGGAGGCCGCGAAGGAAGCCTCGAAGGCGCAGAAGATCGAGGCCAACGGCGTCGTCCGCCCCAAGTCGGGGACGAAGACGGGCCGCGTCTGGGAGATCAGCGATGAGCTGTCGGCGGCGCTGAAGCGTCCGGTCGAGCGCAAGCTCGTGATGGAGGCCGCCGCCAAGGAGAGCATCAACGAGGCGACCTGCGCGACTCAGTACGGTCGTTGGCGGAAGTACCACGGCCTGAAGGGGCAGCTCGCAACTCCTCCCGCAGCCGCGCCGGACGTCACGCCCGCTCCGGCGTAGATCCCGCGCTAAAGATGAAGTCTAGCTTGGCTAGCCTGAGAGGCTAAACCGGAAGCTAGTTTGGATGGGCTGGAATCGAAAGGTTCCGGCCCATCTTCTTTTAAGGGTCTACAAAGCCCTTTACTCCAAAAGCCTTTTGCCCCATAATAGGTCTCATGAAACTTCCGAATGCGCAGCCCATTTCGAAGCAAGAACTTAACCCGGACGGGAAACTCGTAGTCCACTCCGTATTTGGAACAATCCAAGGGGAAGGGCCGTTTGCAGGGGAGCGATCCGTTTTTGTCCGGCTCGGCGGGTGCAACCTCCAGTGTCCGCTTTGCGATACGGACTACACTGTAACTGGCATCGCAGAGAATCTGATCGAAGTTGAGTACATTCTGGAATCCATCAAGGATGAAGCCGATTCAGAGTTAGTTGTTCTGACTGGTGGAGAGCCCTTTCGCCAGAACATCCGCCCCCTTGTCCACAGCCTTCTCCGGGCTGGGCACCGGGTCCAGATCGAAACCAATGGGACACTCTTTGTCGACCTTTGGAGCGGTCTTGAAAACCACCTCCTTTTCGACCTCACGGTTGTTTGCAGTCCCAAGACGGGGCAAGTCAATCGCGAGCTCCTCCCGCATGTCGACGCACTGAAGTACGTGCTCCATGCGGACTACGTTGATTCGGAAGACGGCCTACCCTTAACAGCTCTGAACCATTCGGCTTTTCCGAGGGTCTTCCGACCGCCGAAGGGATGGGAATTCTACGGAAAGATCTACATCCACCCGGTCGATTCTGGCGACCAGGAAGAAAACAAGCGGCACATGAAAGCCGCTTTTGATTCGGCTGTTGCATTCGGCTACACTCTCGGCGTCCAGATGCACAAAATCTACGGAGTTCCATAATGGAAAAAGCTCTCGTTGTTCTTTCTGGCGGTCAAGATTCCACCACCTGCCTCTTCTGGGCGAAACAACAGGGGTGGGAGGTCCACGCGGTTACCTTCGACTATGGCCAGCGGCATCGACTCGAGATCCAGTCTGCTTTGCGGATCGCAGAGCTCGCGTCCGTAAAGTCTATGGAAGTCGTTCGGCTGGGAGCGATTCTGGTCGGGTCCTCACCACTCATTTCTGGGAACCTTCTTGAGCAGTACAAGGATCATTCGAGCCTTCCGGGAGGGCTGGAAAAGACCTTCGTCCCCATGCGGAACCAGCTTTTCTTGACTGTAGCTGCCAACCGCGCAGCTGTTATCGGGGCAACGCGCCTTGTCACCGGCGTGTGCGAAGAAGATTACGGAGGATATCCGGATTGCAGGAGAAACTTCATTCTGGCTTTGCAG